GTCTCAACTGAGTGCTTACTCTGTCTCTGAAAATGTGGCGCAAAATGTTGTGGCGCAGTATTTGGGCGACAAATACATCAAGCAACTAGAGAAAGAAAAATCGGAAAAAACCGAAAAACGAAAAGACAAGTGGGATTCTTTCATTGAGTGGGCGAACGAACATGAGGGCAAAGAGTTCACCACTGAGCAACTAGAAAAACAGTCTGGGTTCTCGTACCAGACAACGCTGACCTATGTGAAAACATCGCCAGTCTTTGAGAAAGTAAAAAAAGGCAAGTACCGAGTAATCCCCATTGACGACAGGGTTCGCAAGAAGTAGGGGTAGATAAGTCCGAATCTGTTTCGGCATTATTTTTTTTTGTTTCTAAACTGAAAGCGCGTTTGCGAGGATAAGCCCCGGCTTATTTCCTGGTAGCCCATGATGCCGGGGCTCAAACTCGCAAGAGCAGAGCAGGCGCAGATGGGGGGTCGGTTGGGGATAAGTTTCGCCATCGGCGTTCGGGGTTGATGTGAAAAAAATGGATTTCTTTCACCACACTCACTGTTGAGAACTGCTATCCCCATTGACGGTGGTGGAAAGGGGTAGATAAGTGGCAGGTAGTGGGGGTAGATAAGTAGGGGGTAGATAAAAATAGTCAAAAATAAAAGTTGCTAATCTGGTGTCCACTGCCCTAGAGTTCATAGTGCCATACCTATCCCTACCAAAAGAAAGCGAAACAAAACAATGGCTACTACAGAAACAACAAAACTTCCTGAGTGCTGGCAAGCACTAGAGGAGTGCCTGACTTCAGGCATTGACCGAGTAATCCTTTACGGTGCGTCGGGCATTGGCAAGACCTATGGTGGTCTTACCATTGGCGATGTATCGGCTGGTGCGTTCCGACTGGTATGTACCGAGGACATGACCAACTTTGATGTGACGGGTGGCTTCATGCCAAACGGCAAAGGTGGATTCCAATGGCTTGACGGTTCTGCCGTGAAAGCGTGGAAAGGTGACGGAACTAAAGGTGGTCGCCTAATCGTGGACGAAGTGGACAAGGCTTCGGGCGATGTGTTCGCAACACTGCTCGCCATGCTTGACTCCCCTGAATCGGCTTCTTGGGAACACCCTGAGACTGGTGATGTGGTGAAGCCACTGGCAGGATTCTCTGCCGTGATGACCACCAACATTGAGAACATGGGCGAACTGCCAACTGCTCTCGCTGACCGATTCCCTATCCGAATCCGAATCAACGAGCCACACCCGAACGCTCTCTTGCGCTTGTCTGCTGACTTGCGTGGATACGCCGTTCGCATGGCTGACGCTGGTGATGACCGTATCTCACTCCGAGCCTTCTACGCACTGGACACACTGCGAGCAAAGGTCGGTATGGAACGAGCCTGCGAACTCACTTTCGGAAATCGTGCGAAAGAAATCATGGACGCTATCAAAGTGGACGCATTGGGGGGTAGATAAGTCATGTCCACCCCAACAGCAAAAGCCAAAGGCAAGCAGTTTGGTGCGTCGGGTAGGGGTCATAACAGACCCCTACCTGCCATGCTTGCCCGACAAGATGTGGAACACGGAAAATGGAAAGTAGAACACTGCCGACCTGTTCGTGGCGAGCCTGCTACAAGCGTGTCCGAAAAAATCATGCTTGTACCAACTACCGATACCGATTTGGCGAGAGTAATCCGAGCGCATGAGATGATTCATGCCAAAATCTCGCCTACTGCTGAACAGTTTGAGCAGTGGATAGGTCGTGAGGTCGCAAGCGAAACGGCGATGATAGCCGTAGAGGAACTGCGAGTGAACTACTTGGCTCAAAAGGCTGGATTTGATGTAAAAAATCATCTTTCTGACGGAAGCGAACTCAACGCTGGTGAGCGCATGGCGCAAACTAATGACTGGGCAGGGGCAGTTGCGATGTGTGTTGCCACTGCTGGTACTGCTGGTCATAAGCAGTTTCTAAACGGAATCCGACGACATAACCGAGCGTGGGGTGACGCACTGCTAGACATTGGCAAGCGAGCAGTAAAAGAAATCCGTAAGGCTGATAGGGCTGGTCATCTTGGCTCATCAAAAGTTCCCGACTCTTACAGTGGACTTCCTGCGCCGTATGGATTCTCTAACACCGAACGACTTGCTGAGTGGCTAGACCGACTCGCTGACTTCGCACCACCTGAGCGACGAAAAGAAAAAGGTAAGCGCAAAGGCAAGGGCGACGACAAGGCTGAGGGGGTAGATAAGTCTCACAGCAACAAAGGTGACGGTGACGACGCTGACCGTAAGGGCGAACGCCACAAGGGAATCACGCCGTCTGAATCGTCGGCTGGCACTTGGGGCGAACTTCGCATTGAGCGTTGCCCTATGCCGAAAATCAGTAAAGGCATTATGGGTAAGAAGCGAATCGCTACCAACATGGGGCGACGACCACGACGAATCCACCGTATGATGACCGACCCTGCTATGCGAGTGTTTGACCGAACCACAAAAGGTACTGGTGGTATGGTCATCATTGACGCAAGTGGGTCAATGTCGTTCACCACTCAACAGATTCACGAAATCATCACTCATGCCCCAGGTGCTACTGTTGCGATTTACAGCGACAGAGGTGGTAAAACAAACACTAACTTCTGGATAGTTGCCGATAAGGGTCGCATGGTAGAAAATGTGGAAAACTGCGACTACGGCTACGGAAACGGCGTGGACTTCCCTGCGATTCAGTGGGGCGTAAAAAATCGCCGTAATCCAAAAGCACCGTTGGTATGGGTGACGGACGGTGGCGTGTGTGGACTCAATGACGGATACAGCGACAAGTTGGCTATCCAGTGCTTGACCTACGCTCGCAAGAATCGCTACATCGTCGTTCCCCATGTTGAGTCAGCCATTGAGCAACTAAAACAGATGAGCAACGGTGGCACTGCCAAGAGTGTCTATCCAGCGATGTTCGTAAAGTTGTGGCAAGACCTAATGGGCGAGACACTACACGGCGAATCCGTGTACGGCGAATAGGGGTAGATAAGTTTGGTGAGGCAGGGGTGGTACGAGTTATCTACCCCTGTCTCACCGATACACCGAGCCTTCCCTGCGACGAGCAGGCAAGTATTGGGGTAGGGGTAGGTACGCTTCCCAACTTCTTGCGAAAGCAAGTTGTGGGGAAGGCAAGGTAATAAATAGAATCAGAATCAACTACTAGAGGAGAAAGACATGAACGAACTACCGAAAGAGTACGAGAAGTACGACGACGAAACACAGGAAGCATTGAGCGACCTACTGGAATCCATTGACCACATCGTTCACATTATGAACGGTGTGCGAGCAGACATTATGAACGGCAACTATCACGCACGACAAGCAGAGAGCGATTACGAGAACATGGTTTACACAGAGGGCGTAGATGTGTTCAGCGCACTCCAGCAAGTAGCAGAGTCAGCATGGAGTGAATCAAACGACGACGATGAAAGCGAAATGGTGGAAGCGTGAGCGAATCAACTACAAAAATAACAGCAGAGCAGTGGTACGCAAACTATCTGTCGCCGTTCATCACCGATGAAATGTTGCGTGAACGCATTGACGAATACGGTGGATTTGAGGGCTGGATTCTTGACGGAGTGCTGGCAGTGAAAGACATTGACGGACAGGAAGCAACAGACTATGAGTGCCTAGAACTAATCGGGTTGCTAATCAGCGAGTGGCAGAGTGCCGTTCAGCGAGGCATTGGTGACCCCGAATAGGGGTAGATAACTATTTGCGCTTACTTGCGTTGAGCAGTGAGTAAGTAGTCACCAGCCATAAAGTGAGCAGTGACGCTACGCCGAGTGTGCGAAGCACCGACAGATTCCAGTCAGTGAGTGCCGATACTCCGAGCAGTGTGAGAAAGTTCCACAACGAAAAAATCAAAAATCCAAGCACCGATGCGCTGCCGCGAGTTTGAGCCCCGCCCGAAATTCTCTTTTCAACATCAAAGGGATAATCTCTTAATGGTCTCGGAAAATAATTTCCAGATTTTTGAGAATTTTTCATAGTCCCCAGTCCCCAGTTAAATTGACGGTGGTGGAAGAATCAGCTGGATGGTTGACTTTCTGATTTTTTAAGAATTTGATGAACTCTTTGCCGGCTCAAATCAAAAATATCTGCGATTTCTCGCAGGGACTTACCGGCGCTGCGCAATGTGAAAATTTCTTGATTTCTTTGCGCATCTGTTGCTGGTCCTGGCTGGAACGGACCCCATTGCCAATTTGGAACTGAACTTATTTTGTCAATTCGGTCTTGTGACAATTGATTTTTGCGATATCTCTGGCGAACATAACCAACCCAAGCACCAAGTGCAATGTCTTTTTCTTCAAATTTTTCAATATGAATTGCGGGAACTTTTGAATTTCCTTCACGCGTTACGTATTGAGAAAGTGCCTGAATGTATGTGTTGAATTTTGTGTTGTTGTCCATGCCGTAAACATTAGACGAACAAGTGTTCGCTTGGGGTGTCAAGTAGATTTACCAACTCCAGGAACGAAAAATGATAAAAAAAGAGATTTTTTTAAACGTCGTACGGGGACGTCTTCTGGTGTTATGCCGTCGGTGGTGGAAAGCGCCTGGCCGACACTGAATATGTAGCAAAAAAATCAAAAATTTTACTGCACGCAGCGGCCGCAGCGGCGATTAACGCGTTTTCCTCGAGGACATTTATATTTGATGTTGCTTTATTCGAGTTTATCGATTAGTGTTCGAGTCATGAAAACAATGACAATCAAGGTCACCGTTCCAGACGAAGTTGACCCAGAGGATGTGTTTAGCCACATGACTGCTGACTTCTATTACAACAACAGGCATACCGACGATATCGGTCCATACATGGACCAGATTCTGTGGGAGATTGTACTTATTGAAGCGGATGTCAAAACCGCATAGTTACAAAACTAGTAATAAGTATCAACACAACAGAGGAGCTCAATGCATGGGATTTGAACCATGGAAAGAAATAGACGTAGATGACATCAGCTCTGGAGCCCACCAGTTCAGAAAAGAATTATCAAAACTGAATCTTCGTCAGGACCTAGAAGAGGAAATCATCTCGCAAATAAACGAGATAACAAGCGAGACCCACAACATCATCTTTGTATTTTCTGACAAAGAATGGATAGTTACGGGCATACACGTACCAGACGAAGCGCTGGACGGACAAGAAAGTCCAATTTTGATGCGTGGTGCCAACCCAAGGCACATCATCGCTGCGTTTTCTCAAAGCGAGATTCGCAAGAAGATACGAGCATTTGATGAGCTTGAAATAATAACGGGGCTCCCCCAAGAAAGTGATGAAGGTTGGACACACGAGTTGGAACACATGTGTGAAGATGTTATGGTTAAGCTAAGAACTAACCCGCCAGAGTCCTGGGATGATTTATTAAAATGACGGTGGTGGAAGAGGAGGCTAAAGCTTTATGACTATTACAGCGATTGGCAACAAAGAGCCCATGGGTCCAGTTACCTGGGAAGATGCGGCGGCAGCGGCAATGGTTCAAATATTTAAAAAAGTAGACAGTGCCCTCCAGTATTCGACCGAAAGCGCGTTTTCTGAAGAATTGATAAAGATTCAGTTCGAAGGAATGTACATGAATGCACAGTGTTTCGATTCCGACTATATGTACTGGGCAGAAGAATGGCGGATTTTGGGTGCCATCGCTGCCGCTGCAGGGTTGAAAAATTTGGTTTTTTCTTCAGTTACTGGGCCGGCCGGCGGAACCGAAATAACTGGAAAATTTAAAATATTTGCATCTACGTACCCGTACCCGGAGTTCTCGGAGACATCAGAAAAATCTAAAAAAATGCAAGACTTGTGCGCTCAAATTCTGGCGACGCTGTGTCGCAAGCAGAACGACTACGGTCATGAAAATATTGCAAGATTTGGACGACTCGGTCTCCTGGTACGCGTACACGACAAAATTGCAAGATTAAACAATCTAATCACCAAGGGTGGTGTGCCACAAAACGAATCAATTGAAGACACGTATGTTGATATTGTGGGTTACTCGGCGATAGGAATGATGGTGGAAAGAGGCTGGTTTGGTTTACAGCTGTCCAACTAATACTAAACAAAGGACAAAAAATATGACGGTGGTGGATGAACTTCCTCCAGCTCTATGCAATGACTGCGGTGTAGACATCTTTGAAATACGGGAGTACTACATGGTTAGCGATGCGTGCTGGAAGCGCGCTGGGATGAAACCCCATGGTGGGTTTCTATGCATTGGCTGCTTGGAGCTACGACTAGGAGAAAAACTAAAAGCAATCAACTTCAGAGATTGCCCGTTGAATTGGAGAAATATTTGCCTTCCTGGCCAGAGCTCTCCGCGATTAGTTTCCCGCATGTTGAACGGTGGACGACGGTCAAAGTGGAGACGCAAAATGCTTCAGGCCTACACGGAGGCGCTGAAAGGAAATCAAAGCATGATTCAAGAACTAACTCTATTCGCGTTTGACGGTGGTGTATAACCCATGGGATTGCTATCAGCATTAGTATTTTATAAGCTGGGTAAGCGCTCAGTGAACAAAAGAATTAGACGACAAATGAGGAGAGACGCCATGAAGCCTGACTTTTCCAATCTGGACCCCGACGGCGAAGAGTTTGCTGAAGCTCAGCAGCTGTACGAGGATTTTGTCAACAACCAGGCAGAAGAGCACATGCTGCTCGAGGAAGAAAAAGAAAAAGAAACAAAAGAAATAAAGCAGCCATACAATGGGCCCTACTGGGAAGAATTCACAAAACGCGTTAACAAATCAAACGAAGCGACAATGAGGTTGCTCGAGAAAAAACAGGAGGACAAATAATGGAAGCTCTTATTATTGTATCGATTCATTTATTGGTTTTGGTTTTGTGGGCCGCCGACAGCCGCGCGCTCGAGTACATAATTCAAAAATTTAAATTCCGCCGCAGCATGCCGCAACCGGTTGATGCCGATGAAGAAAATCCATTTATTATCGACCGAACAAAAGAGAAAGAAAAGGTCGACATCAAGTTCGAAGAAATGATTAAAACCGCGTACGGCAATTCCCCAGATAGATGGGAAGCCTGGGGGACCCATCCGTCAACCGGTTACCGGGGAGAAAAAAAGACAAATTTTTACAAGAATGACCGGCCGCTGGAGCCTCTCCTTGACTCGCTGCTTGAGGAGCTCGAGAAGACCGAGCCAGAAATTTACAAAATTGTATTAAGGAAACACTTCTTCCGGACCAGACGCCGCAAAGAAAAAGACGAAGAAATTTAAAAAGGGGAGAGCCCTCTTCCGGGGAGGACAGTTCTCGACCCAAGGAGGAGGCGAATGAAGGGCCACCTACCAACCCATTTCACTCACCGAAATCGCAGAACTTCCGTTAAAGGAAATAACCCCGGAGAGAAGACTCTCCCCAACCCACTCCGCGCAGCGTAGAAAGGGGGTAAACCACTGCGCGAAGTAAGCCCCGCTAAAGTATCACGTCCGCCGCCCGGCCGCGCGTAACTTTTTAAAAAATTGATTTTTTTGTTATTTTTTATCGAGCCCGGGGTAGATAAGTCGGGTGGGGGTACCTTGACGGTGGTGGAAGACTCTGCTACATTTCGATTCGCTGATACCTGGCTCAGGTTTCGGAAGAGTTTGGGCCAGGTAACAGCACCAAAATTTTGGAAAATTTACAAAGCTTTGACGTCCCCAAGAACCCACCCAAAAAGGGGTGGGCTTCCACCGGCGTGCCTACTCAAAAATTGCCAAAATTTCAAAGGTTCCCCCACACCCCCTCCAAAGGAGGGGAAGCTTTGGTTTTCTCTCCGAAAGTTTAATTCCGTGATTACTATCTAACGGAAGTTAACTTTACGTAAGAGAGAAATTTCTCATTTTTTCGTTTTCAATTTTTCGTTTTTTTGCATATGCCTGTTAGGCCGGCCTTACAAATAAAGATAAATCTATCCAAAATGTTTGACGGTGGTGGAAGACTCGATAGAATCAACGTGTGAGTGATGGACTCGAACTGTTCCCGCAAGATAAACCCAAAAAGAAGCGAGGACCAAACGCTCACACGCGTGCGCAGCGGGAAGACGCCGGTTCTGTTTCTCTAGAAGCTAAAAAAATAGTTTTTGATTATTGGAAAGAAATCCATTCCAAACGGGTGGCAGTGATGGATGTAAAGCGCGAGGCACGCATCGGCTGGGCGATAAAGCACTATGGTATGCAGAAATGCAAGGACGCAATTTATGGCTGCTTGCTTTCAGATTGGCATATGGGCAAGAATCCCAATGGAAAGAAATACAACGACATACATAACATTTTCGTAGACGCCAAGCACGTCGAGATGTTTTTAGATAGATTTGAAAAAGCAACAGGCAAGACAGCCAGACAAGAGTGGATAGAGGACGGTGGTGGAAGATGACGCGCGCGGAACTCGTAAAGTTAGTTGAGCAAGCATTCGCCACGTACAACCAAAACCTGCCAGGCGATGAGGACAAACTCAAGACCCTCTATGCCGCATGGTACGACCTCCTCCACGATGTGGAATACGATGTAGCCAAAAGGGCATTCCTTCGCTTAGCTGTTACTGCCCAGTTCCTTCCCCGCCCAGGAGAGATACGCCGTATTGCAATAAATATGGCAAAAGGAATACCCCAATTCGATGATGCCATAGTTGCTTGGGGTAAGTTCATTGCCATCATAAAGAATGTGAACTCCGGTATTATCGAGCAACAGGTTGTCCAGCAGCCATTGTCTGAAACAATTAAGCGCTTAGGGGAAGCAGCGTTGGGTATGCACACCAACTCTGACCGGGAGGCGTTCTGCCGTACCTATGAGGCTGTGCTAACAAGTATGAACGAAGCTCTGTACGAACCAAAGGAACAACAATGAAATATGACAACACACAAATAATTCAGTTATTAATTTCTGCTTTTATTATTTTCCGTATTGCTTATTCCCAACTTTCTTTTATAAATCGTTTACTGGTAATCACACTTGTGGTTGTTGCAACAAGGAGCTTTGTACTCGACTAAATTCGAGTATATGAAAAGGAATCCAGGAAGACCGGTCAGCGTCCCAGACAAGCCTGTCGTTACGCTCACACTGAGAGTAACAAAAGAGTTTAAAGAAAAACTCATAAAGCAATCTTCTGCTGTTGACCTAACGCTCACCGCCTACATACAGGCGTTGGTTGAGCGCGATGGCGCGTAAAAGCGAAAAGACTCGCTTCCCCAATCGCTGGCACGTACTATCCCTGCGCGTAAAGGGACATCTAAAAAATCAAATAGTTGATTACGCACGAGACAAAAACATAACAGTAAATGAATTAATAACATTTGCTGTATATGAATTTATTCGTTTAGAAAAAGGAATACCATCACCGGGCAATGCACAATATGCATTACCAACAGCGCAAGAAGAAATAGCTGCATATCTGCGCGGAGAAAAACTATTGGAACCGTGCGGACAAAAAGATTGCACAAAAAAAATTACTGAAATAGATTCATTAAAGTTTTGTGAGACTTGTAATTTAAGAATAGATTAATGTACCGCAAATAGTACGCATATAAAATGTGTAATTAGTAATTACATTTTGCAAAAAAAACGCAAACCCCCCGGACCCCCCCAGCTTTTTTGCTTTTTTAGCTTCCCCACATCTGTGCGAGTGTTGGTCTAATCGGTTTCATTTTTCTTTTCCTCTGTTCTGCTGCTAGTTGTCTACTGGTCAAACCCGCCCAAACTCCGTGCATGTCGGCAGGTGGAAACTCCAATGCGTACTCTAAACAGAACTCTCGAACTGGACACCCCTTACATATGGCCCTCGCCTGTGGGATGTATGTAATATCCTTATGTTGTTTGGGAAACATTAGTTCGGTCTTTCCCTTACAGGCTGCGTGTTTAAACCAATCTTTTTTCGGTATATCTAGTTGTGGTACAGGTAAAGAATCTTTTTTAGGCAATTTTGATTTTACAATTTTATTTTTGCTTGACATATTTGACCCCAGCAAAAAGACTCTTTTCTTTTCGCTATAAGTAATTCTTCCCCATACGAACACATGTTCGGGGGTCAAGTAGATTTGATGAATACAGCACCTACTTCAGGCCAAAGCCAAGCACCACCAATACCGATAGTTGACACATCTGACAACTATCTGCATCGCTGGGTATGTAATAAGCGAACGTCTTGGCACTATATGGGCTGAGGAGGTTCAGCATGAATCTGGTAACCCAATGGTTCTCTCTGTCCATAGGAGAGAGTGTTCTAGGTGTAGTGGTGTATCTAGCCTTTGCTAGCCGTGGCGGTTTAAATAGCGGCGGTTTGTTTTCCCTACTTGGCGTAGACAAAAGTAAGGATAAAGAAAACTGCCAAAGCGGCTACAGCGGCTGACAGCAAAAATATTGACAGTTTTTCTTCACTCATTTCCCTTTATCTCTTTCCTTACCTTGCACGAACGTATGGTACGGAGCCCCCGTGTACGGGTCAAACTTTGCCGAAGCCGCCAACCCCTTGAGCACCATCTTTCGTCCGTGCCCTAGTGAAATTCTTCCTTTGCTTGGCAAAAGAGAATACATTGCGCCGAGCGCATACTGAGCTCCGGTGCCGATTGCAAATATTCCATTGGAGTCAGATATCCATGAGTAGTCGCCATCGATGATATAAATTTGTCCATTTATAGCAACAAAAACAGTTGACGCATGTTCTGCTATGTGTTGTTTTTGGTCGTTGTCTGGCGATGCGTACCCGTTGTGCTCAAAGCATTCTCTTAGTGCTGGGATAAATTTAACCGTAATGAATTGGTCGAGCTTCTTTCCCCTGAGATTGGGGGCTGGCTCTGGTGGTCTGAATGCATGATGCAGAATGTTTATTGCTCGTAAATCCCCAGCAGCGCCAAGAATGTACTTGCCATTCGCGCCCAATTTGCCATTGCTCTCTCGTAGACCGACAATTTGCGATATCAAATTGGATTCGGATTCCGTCTCAGAAATACGGGAATCGGATGCTGCTATACAGAATCCATCTCCTTGTATCCCAATAATAGTTGTCATTGGTTAGTCTTTGTCTGTGTCCATTATTTCTGCTTCGGTGATTAGCTCATGCAAAATGCACCAGATGTCATCGCCGGATGAATCTACCTTTTCTCTTGCTTCTTTTGTTAGTGCGTATAGCCACTCGCCATCTTCGTTTATTCCAGTTACTTCAATTAAGTTGTTCTTACGCAAGAACTCAAGGTCTTCGGCAAGGTTGCTCATGTCGTACTCCTTATCGTTGTTCATTTTGAAGCGTACTCCTTTCCTCTAAAAAATCCTCTGCCGTTATAAATCCACATAGGCTCATAGTTGAACCACTCACTACCTACACCTGGTGGCTGGTATTGAACTACTGCCATCCCTTGCTGCCAGTTTTCTGCTCCCATGAGCATTGGACGGCCGAATTCGTCGGCTCCAGATTTCGTGGAAGGAACTGCGCCGTCGATTCTGCACAGACAACCAGGGCTTGCTGCCATAACCGTTCGTGGACCATTCTTTGAAAGTCTTGTTCTGTATGCATACTCAGTTCGGTGGATGTGTCCGTATATCACCGAAACGTGGGCGTCGTTCAGATACTTGGTTGTGGTGGAGCCGTTGGACGTAACTTTGTTGCCGTGGATGACCATAAGGTTTTCGTTGAGCGCCACATATGATTCGGGATACCCAGGTATGTAGTCAATACCGTATTCATCCATTCGGCAAAGGTATGGGACCGACAGTACGGGCCACTTTTCGCGAAGTTGGCTTGACAGTTTGCCCCTGGTGATACCGAAAGCAGCTTCTGCATTACTCTGAATGTAGCGAGCCATGCGCGCTTCGTGGTTGCCGGCAATCCATGAGATTTTGGCGTTTGGGGCAGCTGAACGGATTTGTGCACAAAGCATCGTCGCTCTATCAATTGCTGCTTGGACCAACTGTTTAAATGGGGCAGCGGTCAAGTATTTGCCGAACTCAGCAAAGTCAAGGTTGTCACCAACCATTACTACTTGATTTGGATTGATGTCTTCGATGAGTTGTAGCGCAACCGATATGGCTTTTTCGTCATGGATTGGTTCAAGCTCGGTTGACTCATTGTCTTTTTTGTAAAAACCTATTTGTATATCAGGGACAATTACAGCCTCTTCCCACCCCTTCGGACGAGAGACTTTTGTCTTTGACTTTTGTAGTTGTATTTTGGGTCCTTGCTGAATTACTGGCCACTCCGGCCCTTCTTCCCATTTGGGGCTGAATTGGATTGCCTGAAGGTCATGGACCATGAAATCGCCAGCTTCATCTTTTGTTACTTGCTGGTAAACGGAAACTTTATTTACCCGCCCTATTTCGGATGGGTCTATGCCTTTTCGCGCCAACATTTCAGCAATAGCATTGACTGTCTTTTTGGAGGCCTCTTGTTTTGCAGACTCGGCGGTAATTTTTTCTAACTTGCTACCTAATTTGTTTTTTGTTTGTTTGTCCATCTTTACTTTTCGCCTTTCGGATTTTTTTCAACACTTTTCATTAATTCATAAACACAACACGATTTTGCAGAATCAATATCTTTAAAACAATTTCTTTTTAATCCCAAAAATTCACGACTGAATGGGTGTCCTTCCGAGCGAAGGGTGCGGACCAAATCCATGGTTGACGCATCACTACTCATTGCATCAATCAAAATCGATGCTGTCTCTTTGTCGAGAGATTTAAGCAATTTCCCAAACTTGCACTCTTTTGATGCGTTTTGATTATTCAGTAAATTCGAAAGTGAATCCTTTAGCATCATTTTGACCTGCTATTCTTCATTTGATATGACATCCTTTTCAGTTGTAGTTTTCACTGTCGCCCCCGATGTCGCCCACAATGATGATACATCATCGAACTACACCGATGTGAGTATGTAATGAAAAATCAAAAACCAGACAACATTAAAAAAGCGCTTGAAGAAGCAATCTCGTCTGCCGGAGTTGGCGAAGTCGCAGTGGAAGAAATATTAAAGACTCTTGATAAACAAAAACTTTTTCGCTACCATCGTGATTCCGACGTAAATCTTCTTTCAACCGCTGGCAGGGTGCTAGTTGCAATTATCGAAGACCCAACGATGACGCTCCGAGCCATATCCGTCTATCTTGATTTGAGTGAAACCATGATTGACAAAACAGTTAAGTACTTAATTGATGGCGGGCTTATTACAAAGACAAAAGCCAACCGCAGAAATGTCTACAAATTAAATAAAAAATCAATAAAAGAACAACAAGATATACAACACATACTCACAGCGCTAAAAACATTGGATAATAACGAAAATGAGCACGTTGGAAATGGCGAAATTTTCTAATATCCTAAGTTACTGATGAGTAAAAAAAATTATAAAAAACCAACAAAAAAATACGAAATAACCAAAACTACCGAAGAGTTAACTGGAACAAAAATTAAATATGGGTCGGCGACCTATTGTCTTTTGGTTTATGCCGTAATGAAGTCACGAATGAAAGCTAATACTTTCTCAACAAAAGACATCTCTCACGTTTTGACTGGCAAACTAAAAAACCAATCTGATGCCAAAAGGGCAGCAGATGTTTTGGTTAGGGCTGGATGCCTTAAGCAGGCAACGGAATCAACATGGGTCGCTACAGATTTCGGTATTGAAGTGCGTAAAAAATTTGCTTGGTATGGAAGAACAGATAGAGAAAATAAGTTTTACGCAATCAAAAGTCGTTCAGCCAAACAAAGAAAAGAAATCAGCTGGGAAGACGAAATAGAGATTAATTTTTAGCACTATCCAACCATGCTGAAAAAACATGGTCAGTTACAGGCATAAACCAAACTTGGCATTCATCAAGTGATTCCTTATCCCCAATTAGTGTCCAGCAAATTTTTATAGGCGTTTGAGCGTCACACACCCCGGCGTTGCAGTCCATTCCGTATCTGAGTACGAATGCGGTTACTGCACATTCTCCGAGACGGTTTTTGCACTCTGCTTCGCTTTCGTGTGGACAAAATACGGAAACAATTTCCATATCTGCACGATTTATTTTTAATGCAATTTCATGACCATCGTTATGCCAAATTTGTTCCGCTGATTGATTGTTTTGATTTGACATGTTTGGCTAAATTTTAAAATTGATATACGCCTTAAAGCAAAAAGGGGACAACAAAAAGGTAGCACATAATAAATAAAATAACCACAACGAATCTAGTGTTGAGATGATTCAGATAGCTGGCGGCGTTTTTGCTTTCTTGGCTTCTTCTATTGCGGCAAGTTTCTGTTCAATTTCAGCTTTTGCTCCGCCAAATATTCCATCTATTTCTGCAACCGTAAGTTTCCCGTCGTCCATATAGGCGCGAGCCAACTTCTCAACAACGGTGGCTACTCCACCTATGCCTGCGACGAAACAAGCCTTCCATAGCGGAATCCCAGCTATTGCCCCAGCGCCTATTACGCCTAGAGCGTTCGACGCAAATACCGCAACTATCCGAAGCAGTATCTGTTTGATATTCTCCAAAGTTTTCATACAGACTCTTTTTTAGATTTCTTCTTCTTCTTTCGTTCGTTTCCATCCTCGCCAAATACTCCGACAGCATGGTCATTGATATGTCCATCGATTTTTGCCTCAATTACCTCTAGGTCCGCATCAATGTCGTGGATATCTTCATGAAGGGCGTCAAGCCTTTCAACAACATACCCATGGTCGCGAACGTTCTCTTTCCTGCTCTTTTGAACAAGAGCGACGAGAATACCAAAACATCCAGTAATTATGGCTACGAGTACGGCGTCATTCATGTCACTACAGTCCTATTCCGAGGTCATCAAGAACGCGCTTGCCAGCTTTTGCGCCTTCGCCAAAACCTTTTGATTTCTTGTATGCAATGACAGCAGCTTCTGTTTTTGGACCAAATTGCCCATCTGGTGCGCCCTGATAAAAACCACGCTCAGCAAGTTCTTCTTGTAGTTTTGTTACGCGCGGGCCGCTGTCACCTGGGTCAAGGTCGCCGCCATCATCTTTTGTTGCACCAACTGCATCTGCAGACTTTGTTCCAGGTGTTGTGCCAATCGCTGGCTTTACAACTCCATTTTTTGCCATCCAATCACTGACAGCTGCTGGCGGATTATCACCCTCTGTATACCGCAAATGCCATGGTTCTTCTGGAACCACTTCCCAGCTAAAACCAAATTTGCGGACATTTGCAATCAGCCACTTCAAGCGTTTTGGCTCTGCTGCCGTATGAACATCAACGGCCAAACCGGTATTATGCTGCGATGTCCCTGGAGCCGCAAGGCTCGCCAGTTTCGGGTCTTTCTTGTACCACTTTTTTCCTTCAAATGTTCTTGTTGCATTTCCGTTCGGAGTTGTTGTGTAGCGTTGCTTGAACGCGGCGAGCTGTGAGTCGTATGTTCTGTATGTGTCTCCAGCTGAAACTGGCTTAAGCTCAACGCCATCAGCTTTCGCTGCTTCAACCATTGCGGCCCAAGCTGCTGCTGTAAGCCAGTGGAGTTTTCCACCGCCGACAGCAGGGCGCAATAATGATTCAGGAAGTTTTCCTGGCTGTACACCCTTGAGGTCTGCTGGCTGCTTTACAGCCACGACGATATCCCACTCAACTTTTGACATATGTACCGCTTTCGATGATTCGCATAATTAAATGCGGTACGAAAATTGTACAATAAAAATTAAACCAGGATAATTACTCTGGTTCTTTCATGTGTAAATACATGGCGCAGGAAAACGCAATAACCGTTCCCCAGAGAGCAATTTTCTGTGTTAACCCAGACAGGGTAAAATACATAACAACGGCGCCGGCCAGGGTAAAACCCGAACCCATAACCCCATAGATGAACTTCTTTGTGAAATTCTTCCAATCCATAGTTCTTACTCCATCTGTGTATTTGTAAATAGATATCGTTTTAATCCAGTCAGGGCCTTCGCCTTCGATTGCACCACCCTCTTCTGTTTCCTCTTCTTCTTTTCTTACCGCGACATCTTGTCTTGGGCCAGCAGGAGAAGGATTAGAACCAGGAGTTGGAATTGCACCAGCAGCAGAAGCCAAAGCCACCGTGCTGGTAACCAAGTTTACCGCAATCACGCTTCTTCTCGTGCCAACATCTATTGAAGAACCAAGGGCGGTATAGGTATCAAACACGCCTGCAAACACATTTATCTCTTCTTCAAACGACTCTTTTACTTCTACTGGGGCTTCCGCGAGTGCCTCGGCAATTTCGGCACCCGCTTCTTGCGAGACCTCGGCAACAACGATTGCGGCAAACACCTCTGTTGCTTGTTCACCGTCAATGCTTTCAAGCACTTTGGAGCTTGTTGCCAGTTCTGTTGCTTGTCCAGAATCAACACCACCTTCTTGTTCGATAATCAATGAGACAACCGTTGATACTTGTTCGCCAGAAATCGTGTCAGATTCAAGGACATCTACGATTACCTCAACGGAATCCCCGTCAAGTTCGTTGCCCAAAACAGCAGTGAAAGTTTCAATCAAAACTTCGTTGCTTACTTCTTCGTCAAACACTGCGCCCAAAGCAGAACCGAGCGCTTCGGAGGTGAGGTCTTCTGCCAACACGTCCACGATGAGGTCAATGGTTTCTTTGTCTGATAGGTCTCCGTCAAATGCCGCTTCAAACATTGCGTCAAGTTCTTCAACATCAAGGTCTTTATCAAGAAGGTCGGTCACAACCGCAGCCATTTCGGTGACGGTTGCGTCTTCGCTAAAGACTGCTTCCATGACTGAATCAAGTTCTTCATTGCTGAGGGGACCATCAAACAAGCTGGTCAACACCTCAACTGTTTCTGTCGTGTCTGATATGTCTTCAAACACTTTGTCTAGCACTGCCTCAAACTGTTCGTCGGAAATATCTGCTTCAAGGAATGACCCAATCACATCGGCTACGTCTTCTGGGTTTTCTATGTTGTCAAATACGGCATCAATCGTGTTGTCAAAGTCTCCATCTGAAATTTCCGTAAAGTCAACTTCCTCAATCACTGCACCGATTTCCTCAGGCGTGGCGTCGGCTGGAAGTTCGTCAAATTCCTCTGGTGTCCCAATAGAATCACCCCATGGATTATCTACTTCTACCGGCTCGGTTTCTATGGGCTCTGTTTCAATTGGTTCTGAATATTCTGGAATTGTCTCTGTTGGCAATTCGGTTTCAGGTTCTGTTTCTACGGGAAGCGTCACCGTTGTGGATTCTGTTTCAGGCTCTGGGTATTGCGGGAGTGTTGTTGCTGTATCGACTGGGGGAACAACGACGACAGGCGGCTCGTAAACAGTGGTTGTAGTTCCACTATCAACAGGGGGAACATAAACAGTCGTAGTTGTATTGTCAACTGGCGGTACATAGACAGTAGTTGTAGTGGTAGTACTGGTCGTAGTGGTAGTACTGGTCGTAGTGGTAGTGCTACTCGTAGTGGTAGTAACCGCAGTTGGGTCAATAACAGTTGCGTCAGCAGATGATTGCGGACCATACAAACATGAACCGTTTGCTTCCCCAACACATGGCGCAGTTCCTGCTTGTATCTTGAAACGAACTGGTCCATATCCAGTTGTTCCAGCCCACATGCCAGAACCGAGTGTGTACGAAGTGTTCGCAGCGTAAGTCCATACTCCCCAGCCGCTTGTTTCTTGACCGTTTACTAAGTCATAAAACAATATGTTGTACATGTAAGGGGCAGTATTACTTGATGTAGGAGCATCCCAATCAAGAAAAACACTTCCGTCTTCATT